TAAAGTAATTGATTGAGTATCAGTAGCATGATCATTTTCTAAAATGATACCTCTAAGTCTTGTTCTGCCAGCGAATACTGCACCAGTGCCTGTAACTCTTACTGCTTTTACATCACTCTTCATAATTTTATATTCTCCTTAAAATTAAATGTGGGGCATAAGCCCCACACTAAATTAATTATTAACTTACTGCTGCACTAAAAGGTGTAGCTAAGTTACCAGTTCCTCCAGATGTAACTTGAACGCCCCATCTGTTTGCACCGATAGCTTTGCAAGTTATGATTGTTCCAGCTTTTCCACCTGTTGTGCCACCGTTTAAAGTAACAGTATCAGATGCAGCTGCAGTCATAAAACCTTCACCAGTATCGTTAGTGTCAGTATCTACGATTAATGCATTACCAGTCATCGTATCACTAGCATTAGCAACTTGTAAAACAAAGTCACCAGATTTATCTGCTCCAATGTATATCTCAAAAGAAGCACCTAAATTGTTTGCTGAGTTTGGATCGTTACCTGGACCCGCAACACCTGAATCAGATGATGA